TCATACTTCCTCGCGCTCTGAATTTATTCCACGGCTTACAAGTGAGCGTATACGGCGCCTTCCTGTCAGTGCCGTCGCAACATAGCTTGCCGGGCGGTTGACCACTTCAACGGTAATTTTCACGCCTTCAACCATAACCGTGTAAGTCGTCGTTTTGTCGTGGCGCCCGTATGGGCCAAATTTCTCAACATGCGATGCCAGAGCCGCGTCGCATGCCTGTCGTGCCAGCGGTGAATTTTTGCTGCTTCGGTTAATCAGCTTCATGCGCACGCTCCGGATCAAATTTGTCCCAGCAGTTAATTTCGATGTTGCGCTGTAGCCGCCGTGCCCGTACCTCTTCGATATCCCTCCCGGTCAACTCGGCCACCGACTGATTACCGTGCCTGGCGAGTAGCGCCAGATCTTCGACACTCCAGTTTTCTCGCTCCATAAATCCTCCAGAGCGGGAGAGTTGCCCCTCCCGGCGTCGATTAGCCAACGTATTCGGGTTTCATGTCGGTGAGCGTGATGCTGTATTTTTCGTACAGATCATCGCCCAGGTGGCGTTTTGCTGCGGAAAGCGTACGCTCCACGGCGGCAAACTGTTCCGCCGCGCCGGGTTCGCCGGGCGATGGCAGAGAATTAATCGCCGCCTCAACCTTGTTCCGGTTGTTGACCAGGTGATAACGACGCGTTGCCTTGTTTTTCAGTTCCGTGAAGAGGGCTGTGCCGAGAGCTGCTTTCGCCTCGTTAATCTGATTACCGACAGCAGTAGCAGCCTCCAGTGTTTCAGCGGCATCAATGCGCGCGCGGAATGCCTCTGCTTTGTTTTCCTGTCCATCAGTGTTATCGATCACCGTCTGATTTTGTGGCTCGCTCTCAGTAATCTCCTGGACGCTTACGCGTGGTGCCGGGTCTGGGTTGATGACTCTTTCCTGACGATCTTCAAGCTCATCCGGTGTGTATACGCCAAGGATTACATCCGGGCAGAAGAGTCGCGCCCAGCGCTTAACCGCAAGGTAAGCAAGCTGCTGGCGTGGATCATCCGCCCACAGGGTTGAGTTTCGAACCCGTGCCTGCGCCAGCAGTAAATCCAGTTCGCGGTATTGCTCCTCGCCTTTTAGCCGGGCGCGGATGATGATGCCGATCCCTTCTTCGTCCGCCATGCTCCAGCCAGGAACCCGGTATTCGCCTTTCTCACCTTTCTTGATGTTGAATCTGCCGATCACCTTTTCCCACGGGCCGTACCATTCATATTCGAAACGAGAAGCCAGCACGCCACTACGGGAGATCACCGCGTTGACGAGCTGCGCCTCATAACCCAGCACGCCATTAATCAGGTGTGTTTTCTGCGCTACGGCGAACGGGTTCATTTGCCACTGCGCCGCCTGCATCGCTACAGCCATACAATCCGCCGCATTTCCCTGGAGGTGACGCGGGACAGTTGCAGCCCCTTGCGACATCATCTGCGCAAAAGCGCTGATGGCGTTCAGGTACTGCGAGTCGAAAAGCGCGATATTTGAGTTAACAATTGCGCTCTGGTCTGTCACTGCAACATTTGTATTTTCCATGATCCCCCCTTATGCGTTTGCCAGTGCGCGCAGCGCTTCAAGGCGGCGCAGGTCATAGTCGGTCAGTTCGTCGGCGTAATCGTCGGTAACCGGCGCAGGCCATTCGCCTGTGTCGAATGCGTTCGCGATAGCGCGCATGGCGGTCTGGTATTCCAGCGCGCCAAGTTCGATGAGTTCCGGGCTGGCTTCGACAATCGCGATCCAGTGATAGCCCTCATCCTTGTTGACGAAAATCCAGAAGAACTGATCCAGTGCTGCGGTGTTCATGTACATGGCCGCGCTGAGGTGGTAATCGCGGTCGATAATTTCCCTGTGCAGTCTTGCCCGCAAAGCTGGCTGTTTGACGTTCCACATGCTGATCGTTTTCAGGTCTACGCCGACACGGATGCCGCCCATATCGATTTCAAGATCGGGACGTACACGGATTTCCAGCCCGGTTTCGTCGTCGAACCCGAAATAGCTCACTTCAACGGCGCGCCCCGGATGGGTGAGGAACTTCCCGGCGGTCGGGTGCGCCAGCAGCGCGGACTGAATCGCCTTAGCCGTTGCCATTTGCTGGCGGGTGACCAGAATTTTGTCTTCCGGGTTTTCGCGCCATGCATCCAGCAGCTCGTCGGCGAAGACCGCATCGGGATTGACGCTTTTAACCGCCTGAATCAAATCCGCTTTCGTGCCAGATACTTTCAGCGGCGCGGGTTTCTGCGCTTCCTGCGCCACCAGGTCGGGATGTATAAGCGCCAGTTGCTCGAGCAGCGCATCACGGCTGCCGCTGGTTTTAACCGGGGCGGGCAGGGTGGCGTTGTACTCTTTGATGCAGGCCTTCATTGCCGTAGCAGTTTGCTTCTGGCCTTCCTCTATGCGCTGATATTCTGCCGGCAGCGCCATGTAGCTTTGTCCTGTTTCGTCAACAGATACGCCAAGCGGCAGTTGCGCGGACAGGGTGGCGTTGTGCGCTTCAAGTAGGGTTTTGATTTCGTCGCTACTCAGCTGCGGCGGCAGGCTGGCGTTGTACTCGTCAATAAATGTTCGGATGGTTGCTGTGGTGGTGAATGCACCTTGTGGGATCTCCGGCTCAATGCTGAATTCAGCCAGAAGGTTTTCGGGCTGAAGCGCCAGCGCATGCACCAGATTCCCCATATCCAGCACCTTCGATTGTTCGCGGGCGATGGTTTTGGCAACGTGGCGCGCGTTGAAGTACATCAGGCTGACGCGGGCATCTTTCACCTGCGTGCTACTGATACCATTTGCCGCGTGGTAAACGTTGTTCGGCAAACCTTCGTAGCGACCAGGTTCGAAGAATGCCGGGTATTCAGGTTCCGGTGTTGCGTCTGCTACATGCTGTTGCTCTTCGTCCTGTAACGGCTGGGTACTTTCCGGCCCGGCAACAGCGGCAGCCATCAGCGGGGCAGCAGCGGCCATAATGTCGTGGGTGCTCAGGGTATCTGTTTGCGTACCAGCGAGATCCACGCTTTCGCCTCCCGGCAGCGCAGCATTATTTTGGTCTTCGATCTGGAAAGTCTCTTCCATCTGCACATCGCCGGCATTCTCCTGCACGCTTGTCTGGGTTGTGTTGCCGATCAGGCCATCAATGGAAAACATCCCGCCGCCCAGCTTTTTCACCTCCGGCTGCCCGGACGTTTCACTCACCGACACGCGGGCAGCTTCGGCTGCCGCTTTCCCCACAACAGCAAATTCAGTGGCAAGTTTATTGAGGCTTTCAGCCGGTTCGGTACCCTGAATCACCCCGGCGACAACAGCAGCACTGTCTATCTGGCGAGCCGCAGCAATGGTTTCAGCCGTCGGTTTGTCATGCTGATGCTCAGTGAGGTTTGCGTTGATATAGGTCTGTAAGCTGACCGGGAAGTGATGCACATCTTCCGTGGCGCTGCGGATGAGGGCGAAAATAGCAGCGCGGGAGAAATCGAGGATGCCAGGTGTTTTGCGTAGCGCCGCCGACCACTCTTTAAACGGGCTTTCTTTGGCTGCGACAATGTCCTTCGCACGGCGGTGAACTGACCCTGGAATGTTATAGATGTCAAAATCCATCGGCATTGTTGCCGCCGCGATCTCAATATCCAGAGTGTCCAGCGTATGCTCATAGTCAGGATTGCGATCGGTGGCAATGCCGCCGCCCGCATTCGTGCCAGTGTCGGTACGGTGGACTGACGAAACGCGGTTGCCTTTGGCCCATTCCTTAACCAACAATCCGCGATCAATGTAAGTAGTTTCACGCCACACCCTGATGAACTGGCACATCACGCCCAGCTCCGGTGTTTTGGCATCGACAGGGAATACCTGTTTAATGGCGTCGGTCAATTTCCAGAGGTCATACTCTTTGACGTCTTTCAGCGGCGCTTCGTTTTCTGCTGCCAGTAACAGGTTCTGCACATAGCTGTTATCAACGTCCATTTCGAGCCTGAGAATGGCCTTCTTCTGCTCGGTGTCGATGTGATAAGCGTATTCTTTGTCAGTGATGAACTGCGCCAGCAGACGCTGACGGAATGGAAGAGAAGCTACCGTGATCAGCTCTGGTGTGTTCTGCGCGCGGAATTTCTCAACTACGTCCGTCGCCGCGGCAAGTTCATCCGGCGTTGCGCCTGCGATATCGCCAGAGCCGTCATTTTCTTCTGGTGCTGGTTGATTAACCACGACAGGCAGCCAGGTGCGCCCATCATCCGTAAGCGTATAACGATCGCACCAGGAGAAGTCGATAACTTCTTCTGCTGGCAGATCGTCAACTACAGGAAAATTAGTCAGTACAGGCAACTGATAATCGTGGCCGCGTCCGGTAGCGATTTCGTTATCTTCGAGAATTACCTGTACCTGCAATTTTGCACGGGCTTCGGTTTTCGCACTGAACCAGACAACTGCACTCGGCTTGCCTGATTTCTGAGTTGCTTTAATTAAATAAAAGAATTCCATACCAGATCCTTATTTTGGGGTGATAAAATCCCCGGCGCTGATTAAGCCGCCTGCGGTTTATTAGTGTTAAAAGTTCCGGTTTGCTTTGGTCGGTACACCGGAAGGGCTGGCCCACCTTGCGTGGGCTTTTGCTCAATGAACTTGCCGCAAAACCCCTTCAGTAAATTCACGCTTGTAGTTGCGATAACTGCCGAACTTGGCTTTATCTGCGTCTGAAATACTGAGCGCCAGCAGTGCGATGGCCTTCACTGCGCAATGGGCGCAATCAAACTTACCCAGCACATAACCGCCATCGAGAATAACGGTCACCTCTTTTGACGACGGGGTGTGAATAATGCCGCTTACTTTCTTTTCACAATTGAAAAGGGCGACATCTTGATTAATGATTTTAATTTCCGTTTGAGCTGTAATGATTTGCATAAATACTCCTTGGTTTTCTCGTCGGTTAATTAACCTTCATGCGCCCACTGGTCATGGGTTGCACACTGTTTAGAGCAGTATTCATTTTCTTTGCGGGCGAGCTGCGCGCCGTTACGGAACAGAATGGTTTCTTTAACTGTGGTTTCAGCCGTGAGCGGCTTGCCGCAGTAAGCGCATTTCGCGCCTGTGGGTGTTTTTTCTTTGATCACTGGATCACCTTTCCCGTTTAACAGAACCTCTACCAGGCAATCGCTGATGCGCGTTGCTTCACGCATGGTGCTCAGGTAGACGTGTTTGCCGCGAACGGCTGAGACATTCCAGGTGTGGGCCTTGTGCATGGCCAGCATGCCTGGCGCCACGCACTGACGAATGATGTGCATCGTGCCGTAGTGCTGGTTAATCATTGGTTTTCCCCCTGTTGATGCCTGTCTTTTAACCACATCAGGCCCGGTGGTATGCTGGAGTACCTACACAGCCATCCAGGACGGACTATGAAATCAGTAACCAAGCCGTGCCCGATCTGCGGTGAAGCAGCTACGTCGTTTAAGCATGTAAGTAAGGTTGTTAACATCAGCGGTAATCAACCCACTATCCGGGAGGTTCCATCCGTGGTTTATGTCTGCGATGAACACGGTTGGTTTATGCTCTCGGAACAAATTAATGACCTTGTCATTACTAGCACTGACCCATCTGTAAAAAAACGGCTGGCAGAGTTGGTTAAGGTTCGATTCGTACCTGAGCAAGAACAGCCGCTATCCCTGAAAGCTATTGAGTCGCTCGAATAAGGTCTTTGCGGCATTCACTTTTCCAGCCCAGGCGGTACATTTTTTTATTCATCCTGCCGCGAGGCACACCGCCTGTTCTGTTCACCTTCCGGCGAAGATGGTGCATATGTTTTTCTTCCGGACTGTTCATCCCTGTGCCGCCATCCTGACGCGAGCTTTGAAGCTGCAAGGGTTTCTGCTGTGTCTCAAAAAGGCGCGTCCAGTAAGCGCCAAACCCGAACATCTCAGTTTTCTTCGTGTTGCCTTTCATATTCATCCTTTGCCGTTGTCGCCCGGCTGGCGGAACATTGGAAAACCTTATGCGCGCATTGCTGTGCGGTGAGTGGCGTTGCTGCCATTCGTTTGGATGAACTAAAGATAACTAAAGTTATTTGTTGTTGCAATAACTTAAATTATTATTTTGAACGCATAAGTTATAGATGGCTAATAACAAAAGGAATTTATTTTTTTAGCTTCCGTGAGTAAGATCGGTTTGTTTAATCAGGAGACAGGTTATGAGGCTGCTGAAGGGATTGCTTTTTATGTTTGGCGTAATGCTTCTGGGGGCGTCATTCAAGTTGGAGCAGGGCGGAGATTCTCCATTCGGCGCTTTCATTTGCTATGGGTTCTTTGCCGGTTCAGTGCTAATCGGATGGTCTGAGATTAAGGCGTTTGTGCGGGAGCTTGGCGAGAAGTGATGTAAAAAACCCGGCGCGGTGGCCGGGTATCAACTTAACTAATGCTTTTAACCATATAGTTTCGGCGAGAAGAGCCGATTCGTTCATTATGGATTTCTGTTACGCTGGCAACTAAGGATACATACTCGCCAACTTTATGTTTCGACTGTATTTCGGAAAGCATATCAATAGGATATGAAGCTTTTATTTTCCCACTATCGCTTGCGATCTCTAATTTTCCATACATTGACAAAAGGGCAAGTTCACCAGAAATGTATTCGTCTGGGAGCTTGGTTATTTTCGTCATGGTAAGTCGACTAGTGAGTCGCTTAATACCTTCAGATGTAATAGTGATCTTTTGAACACCATCGCTAAGAGGGCCAACCCATGTAAGATCAAAATTCAGACTATTGTTTTCGCATTCATCAACAATATTTTTGAGATTGGCGACAGACTGCGATCCAATTTCACCAATTTTTGCTAAAAATGTTTCTTCATCTGAAGCGGAAAGTAGTGCGAATATCTCTTTAACTGCTTGACTCGAAACGGTTTCAACAAGTTCACATGAACCTGTTGAAAAGGTAACCCCGAGTTTAGTCGAGCCCGGCGCAAGATCAGCCAGCCTCAGGTCTAGGGAGTTTTTAACCTCATTTGGAACGCGGCGAGAGTCTTTTCCTGAACCAATTCGATGTGTTGCCTTTTGTACTAGTGCGGCTAGGTTGCTAGAAATGACCGAAAGGATTTCTAAAGGAATTGAACCAAAATCAACCAAAACACCTTTAAGGCGAAGTTCCATGAAATCCTGCAGGGGGTGCTTGTTAGCGATAGCTCTTTGCTCGGCTTGGAGATCGCTGATATACGATTCCATGTTGTTCTGCATAAGACGATCAGCAAAACTCATTTCCTTTAGTGCGGCAATGTCATCAAGCTTTTTTTGAACGAACTGAATACGCCCCTTTAAGGAAATCATATTGTTTTTCTCGTTCATAATGACAGCCTCGCTATCCCCTTGGGTGTGTCTTCCCGATCGTGGCAGAACACTCCCCTCCAATGCATTCGGTCTTCTTCAAAGTCACTTGTAGGGCAGTTTTTATACAGTAAAAGCAGATCGATATAGTAATTGTGCTTGATGAAGTTCCTATTGAGAAGTTTTTCTATCTGCGGTTGAAACATCGCTGGGATAGAATTTAAGTGCAAATAATCAATTACCAAAAGGATATCAATATCATCTGGCTCTGGCTTCTCCGTCGTGAAGGACCCATCAATCCAAACCTCGATAAAACATGGAAACTGTTTGTTGATCGACCTAATATCGCTAAGAAGCTGTATATATTTACAGTATAGCATACTTCTTCTTACGGACTCCGGAAAAGCATCTACACACAGTGCTTTGACCTTGATGTCGTCTAGGTCATGAAATCCAGGGGGAAGAAGGGGTGGAAAACATAATTTATCCATCCTAATTCCTTGATATATAAAATTATTTTATTAAATGTTATTGCTCACTTGGATACTGTTGCTGCGGCGATATGTTTCTACTGATACTGGAACGTTATCTACCCATGCTTCCGGTATGTCTGCGGCATGCTGCCGATAACCTTCCCGAAGATAAGCACTCGGTTCATCTCGTCTTTCTCAATCGGATCCCACGGTGAGTAAATCTTGTTGTCGGAGATAACTAACAGCTTATCTTTCATCTTCTGTAGGCGTTTAACATGTGCAGTATCGTCGTATAGAAACGCGTAGATGCCATCGCCATCGAAGTTTTTTACGCTGATATCGACGAACAGAAGATCGCCAGGTTCAATCGTTCCGGACATGCTGTCACCGCGTACGTTGATGATTCGTATCTGGTCGGCTTTTCTGCCATCAAACATCATCCGCGCATCTTCTGGCGCGTACTCCATTGACCGGAGCACCTCTACGAACTCGCTGTTTACGACACCCGCCCCGGCACTGACGGTGAGATTTAAAACTTCAAGTCGGTAAACGTCATCGCGTTGCGCAGGCGGTTCAGACGGCTGCTGACCATCTTGGCGCATTGGCCCACTTCCAGTTGATAGCCACTCAGGTCGAACTCCAAGTGCGTGCGAAAGCTCAACCATTTTTCTACTGCCGTTTGTTTTACCAGATGCCATTTTTTGCACAGCAGGTTGAGACACGCCTACAAGCTCAGCTAGCTGTGCTTGTGATAGGCCTGCAGCGGTCATTGCCGCTGTGAGTCGTTCGGAAAAAGTTTTCATAGATTCAATTTATAACCATGGTTATGACTTGTAAAATAACAAAGGTTATGGACAGCGTAGATAACTTGAGTTATCTTTCGACCGTTCAATACCGATGAAGGTAAAAAATATGAATTTAGTTATTCAGCGTGCTTTACAGATTGTCGGTAGCCAAAAGCGCCTTGCTGACATATGCGATGTATCACAGCCAGCGGTTCACAAATGGCTCAAGCCGCACCATCCAGAGTACCGCCTTGTGAAGAGCTGGCGGATAAAGGTTAAAGAACCTGGATGTCCGGTGGAAACAACGCCGATAGCGGACATTTGCCGCAAAAACTGGCAGGGCTATCAGGTACACAAAATTTTCGGGAGTGCGCGGGTATGACAATTCAGTAAATTATTGCTGCATCACAGCACACAGCGTGCTATGTGCTGCCAGCTACTGCGCAATTGCTCATCGGTTTGGCGCAGGTCTGCCAACAGCTTACTGATGAAAAATTTGCGGTCCTCGTTGTGCTGTACGGGCCGCACATACAGAATAGTCCTTGGCGATGTTTGGTAGTATTGGCTCGGTATGTTCCCTCAAGCATCTGGCTAGGGAAGTAATCGAGGCCGCCGCAGCTCGTGGTGATTTAAGCGAATGGGCTGATATGCAATTCCTGCTGTGGGATGCGCAGAGTCGCGCCGGAATCAACGACACAGAAATCACCGCAGCGATGGAAGCGAAACTGAAAGTGAACATGGCGAGACAGTGGCAGGACCTGAAAGACGGCGAGTCGCGACTGCATATAAAATCAACACCAGAGCAGGAGGGGTGAAGTGATTAAATCAGTCTGCATAGCACTAGCTATTGTTTTTTCTTTTGCCGCTTTTGCTGAATTGACGACAGTTAATGGATGGGCGATGGCATCAGTATATCAGCGCATATGCATTCTATGGAGCATTGGTGTTTTGGCTGCCCTGCTTTATTCTAAATTTCAGAGAGGAGGGCATCCTGTAATTAAATATTCGCGCCGGGAAAGCGGTTTCTTCATACGAGTATTTGGTTATAGGATTAATGTCATCGATCGCAAGAAACGCCCTCGTCCATTTTCTGTACAAAATGGCTATGTGAAAGAGTGGCGCATTGGTCGCTATGGCATCAAATTTCTTCGCAAGGAAGCTGAATGATGCCTAATCCATTCGATGCCGTGATGTTCGTCCTGCTTGTCGCTGACGCGCTCAATGAGTCTAGATGGCTGCTACAGTGAGCAAGTCTTTATAAAATAATATATAATCCTCTCGAATACGGAGGGGATATAGAGGATTTTTAATTGTTCAACAGAATAGCCAGCGATAATTGAGGAGAGAAAATTGCTCGCAAATATTTTGAGCTTCATCGGGGTGATTGTTTCTTTGGCGAGTTGTTACTATGCTTATAAAGCATTTTCATCCACCAAGGAGATCTCTTTTCCACCAGTTAATCCAAGAAACTCAGTTTGCCTTGTAAGACAGTTTTCAAATGAAGCAAAAAAACTTGAAGAATTTATTAGCAAGCATAAGCACAAAAAAGTTTACCTGAACATAGATCTTGACGGTGATAATTTCGAGGCAAATAAAGAAAAAGATGGAAATGCTGTCTGGATTTCTGTTTGGACGGAACCATTTGATTCAATTAATGAAGGTGAGAAACCCAGCGTATTCAACAGTCATGGATTTCAACTGACTATAGTTTTCAATGATAGTGGGTATGGTGACTTTTCATGGTTCAAAGGCAACTATAGACTTTCAGGATATTTTTTCATTGATGATTACAGAGGGCCTTATCAAGGAATAATGTCCGCAGTGATCTCTACAGCAAAAACCATATGAAACTGCTTTGATTTTCCATAATCAACCAGCCATAATATTAATGCCGTCGGATTGAACACACGGCGATACCTTATGCGCCAGATGGAGACGTTATGGCGCAGCTATAACTCATCAAGCATTGTTTGAGTGTTATCCCCGGCTTAAGTTAACGGTGCTTATAAAACCAAGCCGGGGATTGGCAAAGTATTGAAATGAGAATGCGCTAACTAATTTATTCTTTATTTGAATCATCTGTATTTCATTAATGCGTCGATTGTTCATGTTTATATTGCACCCAGCAAAAGCAGCTCCCGGGGAGTGTGTGCCTTGAGCTCCAGTTGTTACTACATTGCAGTAATCGTCACGGTATTTTAACCATTCACTCTGACTTTTCTTGAAAGTATCGATCATACGCTTTTTGCGATCCTCATCGCCCATCCACCATTGGGTATAATCGAACCCTTCGATCTCTTTAAGCTTATCAGTGTATGCTTTGTTCAGTGCATCGTCTGTTTTATCGCTGAGGTCTTCCAGACATTCGCTGTTATTTTCACCGAATTTTTGGATGCAGGCTTCTACATCTTTATTCGACGTAATATCAGTAGCAGCGGCAGCCAGCGAAGCATTAGATGCCAGCAGTAGGGAAACTAAAACCAGAAGCTTTTTCATTACTGAAGGTTCCTTACTCTTATGTTTGTTCTTCTAACGTCACTGCCAAGATTGCTGTCGTTGCGCAGATAATTGATGTATGCCGGTATCTATCATACTACTTGCCCGCCTTACTAAGTACGGGCATGTTTATTATTTTCTGTCATTTTTATTTGACCGTTAAAACATCGCCGCTTTTGACGATGTTAAATGTAGCGCTAAATGCTTTTCGTGTTGATTTATTGTCCGATTCATTTTCTTGTGCTTTATTTACTTCGATAAAAATAATATATTCTTGGCCTGGGGCGAATTTATATTCATCTGGTGCGATACAAAAAAGACCGGATGTAGCTTGCTTGTTTTGAGGGAATATCATTTGCTCCTGGGGGCTTTTTACATTGTAGGTAATAGCCGAGATAATTCGCTCATCCGATTGTATTGGCAGAGAAAGGCACACATCCTGATTCCTGATTTGAACGGGTACAGTTGTTTCTTTTGTATAACGCCGATCAAGATTATCTCCCATTGTACAACCTGAAAGTAACAGGATGGATATAATAACGACTCTGTTTATTGTCTTCATTTGAGTGGAAATCCTTCGAGTACTTTTTGATAATGAATATTTAGCTGAGAATCAACCGGCCCAACATAAGAAACTTCGCGGTCTGGCCCTCGTCTGTCAAGCCAGAGTTTGAGACCAAACTTACGGAGTAAAAAGTAGTCTGCTATGATTTGTGCTTGTTGCTCTAATCGGTAATCGAGAAGTTTTTTGCCATCTTCAAAAGTGTATTCATAGCTAACAAATCCGCTAACGAGACCACGCATTCTAACCCATACCCCACTCTGATATTGCCAGACATGAGCCATTTCATGGATAAAAAGGTGTTGATATTGGAATGACATTCTTGAAAAATCGTCACAATACCAATCTCGGAAATAAAGCTCACCATTGGGGCTCATCGCAGTATTTCTTCCCTGTAGTTTAAAAGGGAAATAACTGTCATGATGAATCCAGACACGTGGATAAGCGATCGCACTTTCGAAAACCGTTCTTGCTAATGCGATTTCCCCAGGAGTCAGAAGCCGTAGGCCTCCCTCAGCATCACTCATTCATTCCTCCATAATGTTACAGCAGTCACGATCAATAAAGTCTGTTAGAGTTCAATATTTCCGCTAGGAGCATCTAACCCAGAACCATACATGGTTAATTCTTACAAAAACAATAAGATTATGAGACATATTAGTAATCAATTTATCCCATTACCACTGAATTGATTTTCCATAAGCAACCATCCATAATGCTCACGTCAGTCTGAACAACTGACAACCTTATGCGCCTGATGGGGACATTATGGCGCAGCTACAACTTATCAAGCATTCCTCAGGGATACTGATCCCGGCGACGCCGGAGACCAGAGATTTTCTGCATTCAAAATGTAAGCTTGGTGCGGTGCTGTCAGCCGACATCAAGCTGGTACGCAATCCGGCCTTTCACCGCCGATTCTTCGCTTTGCTCAATCTCGGTTTTGAATACTGGGAGCCAACCGGCGGCGCTATTTCGTCCAACGAACGCCGACTGGTGACAGGGTATGCAAAATTCCTCGCTTCCTACGGTGGAAATGAAGCGGCGTTGATGGATGCCGCTGAGCAGTATCTGTCACAGGTCGCAAATCGCCGCATCACCAACGGGATCAGCCTCTGCAAATCCTTCGATGCGTACCGCGCGTGGGTGACTGTAGAAGCAGGGCATTATGACGCCATCGAGCTGCCGGACGGCACGCTTCGAAAACATCCCCGCAGTATTGCTTTTGGCAACATGGATGAAACCGAGTTCCAGCAGCTCTACAAAGCCGCGCTGGATGTCCTCTGGCGCTGGATATTGTCCAGTTCATTTAGCTCGCAGCAAGAAGCAGAAAACGCTGCGTCTCAACTGATGAACTTCGCGTGATGATGACCAGAAAAAGCTGGTTCCAGCACACCGAATGCACCACGCAACAGGCCGACGAACTGGTGGAACAATACCGGCGCCGCGGCGTTGAAGTTGAGCGCAGCCTGAATCCTGATTTTATTACCTGGACCGTCAGCGCCAGACTTCCCGAACAACAAAACGGTAAACGCGGTCGCCCGTGGGGAGGTCGCCTTGGCTGATTTACGAAAAGCGGCGCGCGGCCGCGAATGTCAGGTTCGTATCCCCGGTATCTGTAGCGGTAATCCCGAAACAAGCGTACTGGCGCATTACCGCTTGGCGGGAACCTGCGGCACGGGCATTAAGCCGGATGATACACAGGCGGCGATCGCCTGTAGCTGCTGTCATGATGTCATCGATGGGCGCGTAAAAACCGAATACAGCCGCGACGAGTTGCGACTCATGCACGCTGAAGGTGTAATGCGCACGCTTGCCATCTGGAAGAAAGAGGGGCTGGTGAAAACATGACAGCCGCCGAAAAACACCGCTACGAAAAAGAATCCATCCTCCGCGCGCTTGCACCGGCGCGCCAGCACCATTCCCGCACACAGCAGAAAACAGGAGCCGTCGCATGACTGCAAATCTCTCATACATCCGACAGCAACTGATAACCGCAATGGCTGACCTGAGCGGGGCGACAAAAGGCCAGTTACTGGCCTGGCTTGAGAATGCACAATTTGACACGAACACTTATCGCCGGAAGAAGCCCAGAATTTACGACGAAGAAACGGAGAAGTGGATAACGCTGCTCAACCCACCAATTCAGGGGCGTCAGTCACTGGCGAAAGGCTCATCAATTGCCCTGGTGCAGCCGATGGAATTTGCGACCGCGTCGTGGCGCCGCGCTGTGCTGTCTGTTGACGAACATCAGAAAGCGTGGCTACTCTGGAACTACGGCGAAAATATCCGATTCGAATACCAGGTCGAAATAACTCGCTGGGCGTGGGGTGAGTTTACGGCGCAGCTCGCCGGCAAGAAGATCGCCGGTAAAACGCTGGGGCGACTCCAGGCATTAATCTGGCTGGCAGCGCAGGACGTTAAATCCGAACTAGCTGGGAGTGCTGTTTATCAATATAAGGACCTGGCGCTGCTGGTAGGGGTTGAAGATAAAAACTGGTCGAAAACTTTTACTGCTCACTGGCTCGCCATGCGCACTATCTTTCTGCGTCTCGATCAGATGTCTCTTTTGAGTATATCGAAAACACGATCGAAACAAATAGCGACTAATTATCAGCATAGTGTTGCAAAAGTAGATTAAAATGGCTATATTTCGTGTAAATCTGATATCGTCGTCATAGCTTTGATTGTCGACCAGATTATAAAACCTCGCAGCGGCGGGGTTTTTTTATGTCTGACGTATTTACTTCTTGCTGGCGCATCGAACCAGAGTTATCTGTGTGTCACGGCATCAGAAAGGGTAAAAAGACATGCTAAAACAGCAATATATGACAGAAACAGCGAGGGCTGTTCTAAGTGCGCTGACGTTATCTCCTGCCACTGCCGGGGAAGTAGCAGAAGCGGTACATATTTCACACGAACGCTGCCAGTTGATACTGACTCAGTTGGTTATGGCGGGGTTATCGCATTATCAATTCGGATGTTATAAGCGCCTCCAGTAATGGAGGCTTCCTGCTGTGAAAATGGGCGGCTGGTGGGTGTTGTCGCACCCGACCAGCCATTCGCTCATGTCTGAGATCACAAGCGAACCACGGCCCACTGCTTTAGCGCAAAAGCATAGTGAGCCTACCAGAGTCCCGCTTACTGATCTATGAAAAATACTGTAAAAATATCCAGTATTGAGTTAATCAATGCTGATTGCCTGCATTACATACAAACCCTCCCTGATAATTCCATTGACCTGATTGTTACCGATCCGCCTTACTTCAAGGTAAAGCCGAACGGCTGGGATAATCAGTGGAAAGGGGACGAGGATTACTTAAAGTGGCTCGACGGTTGCCTGGCACAATTCTGGCGAGTACTCAAACCCTCAGGCAGTATCTACCTGTTTTGCGGCCATCGTCTTGCAGCAGATATTGAGTTGCTGATGCGCCGCCGGTTCAGTGTGCTGAATCACATCATCTGGGCAAAGCCCTCTGGCCGGTGGAACGGCTGTAATAAAGAAAGCCTGCGGTCTTACTTCCCGGCGACCGAGCGCGTTCTCTTCGCAGAGCATTATTTGGGGCCGTACAGACCGAAAGACGATGGTTACGAACGGAAAGGTACGGAATTAAAGCAAAGCCTGATGGCGCCACTGATTGAGTATTTTCAGAGCGCCCGTATCTCACTCGGCGTGACATCGAAAGAAATTGCCACCGCCACAGGTAAGAAAAACATGGTTTCGCACTGGTTCGGATCCAGCCAGTGGCAACTGCCGGGCGAGGTGGATTACCAAAAGTTGCAGGCGTTATTCACCCGAATAGCCACAGAGAAGCACCAGCGTAGCGAACTGATTCAACCTCATCACCAACTGGTGGCCACGTACCATTCACTCAACCGTAAATACTGCGAGCTGGTGGACGAATATAAATCGCTCCGGCGGCACTTTGCTGTCACCGCCGCGGTTCCGTATACCGATGTCTGGACGTATAAGCCGGTACAGTTCTACCCGGGCAAACACCCGTGCGAAAAACCGGCGGACATGCTGAGGGACATTATCAACGCCAGCAGCAGACCTGGTGATCTCGTTGCTGATTTCTTTATGGGCTCGGGTTCGACGATAAAGGCAGCGCTCGCGCTCGGAAGGAGGGCGATAGGTGTTGAACTCGAAGATGAACGTTTCAATCAGACAATTTTGGATATAACCGCGTTTATCTCCGTATTCAAAAATTAATCATATTAAACAAAGGATTCATCGGCGCTGTGGCATGCTTTATATGCTTATCACATGCTCAAGCTTGATGGCGCGATAAAAAATTGCAATGTGCGACAATTTGTCGCATACTGACTGCGGTTAGATGAACCGAAGAAACCGAAGAAACCGAAGAAACCGAAGAAACCGAAGAAACCGAAGAAACCGAAGAAACCGAAGAAACCGAAGAAACCGAAGAAACCGAAGAAACCGACAGAAACGAGAGAAAATATTATGGCTACAAGCATCCGTTTAGATGATGACTTTGTTAGCGACGCAAAAGTTCATGCCGATGCGGCGAGCCGCAGCATTCCGAAACAGATTGAGCACTGGGCGAAAATCGGTCGGATAGCTGAAGATAATCCTGATTTATCTTATAGCTTCATCAGCGAAACTTTACTGGCGCAAGCAGAAGTCTCTAACCAGAAGGTTTCAAGATATGTCCGTAGAACAGAACGAAAACGAACCACAAAATGAAATTGAAGTTTTTCAATCTCGGCGTTTTGAAAAAACGCTAGATAAACTCCCTGAAGATGTGTGTGCAGTGATTGAAGATGAAATTGATCTCATCATCAGTAATCCAGAAATAGGAGAGCTGAAGAAAGGGGATTTAAGTTTTCTTCGTGTGCACAAGTTTCACCTGAATAATCGCCTCACCTTGCTAGGATATAGTTGGGTTGAGAGTAAATTGGAGCTTTATCTTTTAAGTATCGGACCTCACGAAAACTTTTATCAAGATCAGAAAAAGCATCGTCAGGCTGATTTGAAGCTAATTAGCTGATATTGAGACTCGGGTAGCAAACTTTACCGAACCAACCGACGATTGCAGCTCTACAGCCAACAGCCCATGTCATATGGGGACATATTGAAAACTCGCTTCGGCGAGTTTTTTCATTTTCAGGCCACGGGAATCAACATCAGATGGCTCGTTGTTAAATGCAGCCCGTTGGCCTGAATCCCTTACACGCACAGCACCCGCACACAAGCGAGGTGAGAGACCATGAAAATGCCTTACAAACAAGATTTCATTGCTGCTCTACTGGCTGCAAAAGAGCAGGGTATTGGCGCAATGCTGGCGTTTGCAATGGCGTATCTCAGGGGGCGCTATAACGGCGGCCCAATCATGAAAACGCTTATCGATGCCACCATGTGCGCGATGATCGCCTGGTTTGCCCGTGACCTGCTGGATTTCTTCGGCCTGGCTAAAAACCTGTCGTACATCGCCAGCGTGTTTATTGGCTATGTAGGGACGGATTTTATCGGCGGCTTCATTAAACGCTTCGCAGCCAGAAAAGCAGGGGTAGATGATGCAAATCAGCAATAAAGGGATCGCGCTAATTAAGCAGTTTGAAGGCCTGCGGCTTACGGCATATTCGGACAGGGGAACAACAACTTTGCAGGCATCCGGGATATAGAGAATCAGCGGCATAAATAAAAATAGCCCTCCGGAGAGGGCGAATGGAGAAATATTTCGTTTATCTGAAATTTTAAGCATCTACAGCAAGCCCATCCCTGAGCGTTTCCCTGGTGTGGGTAGGAACCATCACGTCAGGATGATTTAAACATTGCACATAACTCCAGATTGGCAAGTGTAAGCGGCAGCAATAAGAGTAATCCTTGGTTTTTCATTCAGAGACTGAATCCCCGCCATCACCGGGCAAGTGAACTACTTGCAGGACGACTGCAACTCGCGCAAAAGCATGAATCACTGCAATCAGTACCAGGTGCATTGCAAAGCTGCTCATGGTCGCGCACAGGAAAAGTGGTTCGATAAAGACGACATTTCTGCCGTTGAAAAAGATGAATATCCTGGCGCACCAATCTTCGCGGTGAAAGCGGAAGACGTGCCTGATGACGTCGCCATAGGATAGTGGGCGTTACAACAGAGCCAGCAAAACTCGCAGTGTTAAAAACCACGCTGAGAGCGTTATTGAACGTCTATGCCAGGAAATACAGAAGAATTGCCATCATCTCGCCCTTTCCCGTGTGAAAATTTTCAGACCCTATAGACTCAGTCAACCTCTGTCTTGGCAACACAGAAGGACAGCGGTTATTAGCGCTACAGAATGCGCGAGTCGCAAGAATTGTGTACTTGCCTGTTGCTGATATTAAACAAAGGCCTCTCATTGTGGCTTTTTCTCAACACAGGAAGCTTATGAAAAACGTACTGGTGTTCTTCAATTCACAGCCTGTTATGGTTCAAAACGTCGTAAAGGGCGTTACCACGATACTTCGCGAATATCCGAATGGTGAACAAGCTCACCTCAAAATTATGTATGCCGGAGTTCATTCGCTAACTGGCGATCATACGGAGTTTTGTGTCGCCTCTGACAGAGAGTTGACGTCACACGACATCGTTGAGGCTGCAAACCGGCTTCTTAAGTAGCATTAGTCTGTTATCGTCCCGGTCAATTGGGCGAGAACTGCTGTGTTGTTCAGATTGCGAAGACAAGCCGCCTTTGGGCGGTTTTTTTATTGCCATCACAATGAGCAGCCTCATCGTAATGGCGTAAGAAAGGTAAATGACTATGGCAAAACCGGACTGGGGATCTCTGCAAAACCAGTTTCTCGCCGAACATGCCAAAAACGGAATATCACCGAAAGAGTGGTGTGAAGCGCAGGGACTGAATTACGCATCAGCTCGTCGATATATTAAAAAGCCTACTGCGCAAAGTGCGCAAAAATCTGCGCAGAAGAAATTGCGCACTGCGCATGCGCAAGACAGTGCAGAAATTCCAATTCCCCAAATTGAAAATCAAATTGATTCAAATTGCCTGCCACCTGAAAACACCGCCGATGAATGGACTTTAAACCCTGATGAATACGGGCTTAACGACATGCAGGCCCGGTTCGTTAGCGAGTACCTCATCGATATGAATCGCGTGGCGGCTTATAAGCGTGCTGGTGGAAAAGGCGAGGGGAACACTGCGTATGTCGCAGCCTCGCGAATGTACAGAAACGATAAGGTGAGCCGGGCGATTCGCGATGCCCTGGCAGCGAGAGAGCGACGCACTCAAATCACGCAGGACGCCGTGCTGAAAATGTGGTGGGAACTTGCGACAGCAGATGCAACGCAAATCACCGAACATCGCCGTTTGTGCTGCCGCCATTGCTGGGGATTCGGCCACCAGTATCAGTGGCGCGACGCGGTGGAATTTGAGGAAGCCGGTGCAGAGGCAAAGGAAAAGAAAAAAGCCGCTCCGCGCGATGACGGAGGCTACGGGTTCGATGCCACCCTTGATCCGAATCCCGAATGCCCTCGCTGTAACGGTATGGGGGTAAGCAGGGCATTTTTTCACGATACTCGCGATTTGCACGGCGCAGCGCGTCGGTTGTTCGCCGGGGTAAAAGAAGGGCGCTTCGGCCTGGAAGTTCAGATGCGCAATCAGGATGAAGCCCTGAAAATGGTGGCGCAGCATCTTGGCATGCTGAAAAACCGCACTGAACTGACTGGTGCTGACGGCGGCCCCATCAACCAGGTTAATTACACGCCGGAAGATTACGCGAAGGCGCAGGCGGCATTAGAAAAACAACTTCCCGATCTGGATTAA